TTGATCTCACTATCAATCGCTCTCAACTTTTTGATAGTCTTATCAAAGTAGTCTTGGTTTAATTTTGTTATTTCAATTTCTTTCATTTTCACTCCTACATAATAAATTAAAAAAGGGTGTGAGGTTAGCAGTGGCATTTTGCCCTAGTCCGAAGACGCCAGAAACCTCACTTTTGATTCTTGATTGATCCCGATCCCATAGCAGACTAGCAATTTCCGTTATCAGTTTATCAATCATCAAGTTAATCATACTAAAAAAGTACCAGTGTGGTAAACCCTTTTTTATTAAAAGGGACCATCTGGTAATTCTTCAAATCTTTTGTTAACGAGTAGATCAATGACTTTATTTCTATCAGTCAATGCTACTCTCATATCGAAAGATTCACACATTCCTGAGAACATTCCACCTTCTAGTTCTCTTAAGATAGAACCTGTATTCATTTCTGAGACATCGTCGAAGATTCTTTCGAGGATCATTTCGTTTGCTAAGTTTGACATATTCACTCCTTTAATGTTTTTTCCTAGTATTATAATGATACTAAAAAACGAGGGGTGTCGTAAAGTCTTTTTACAAATTATTTTTGTAGTGTTCTACGATTGATCTGAAATTACCAAAGAATCTAAGGGATAGGAACTTGGCTGGATGTTGCTTATCTAGTTCTACAGAATGAAGTAGTGAAGCATCAAAGATAAATGGTTTGTATTTCTCAACTATAAGTTTATGTGTTTTGCCTGATTTACTTTTGATAGCAAAAGTCCAATCAGAAGATAAAGGTAGTATGAGAGGATCTGTATATTCCTCTTTGCCATCAGGTGCATAATCGACATGCCATAGGATATGATTTCTCCAACCATATTCAGACCAAGCAAAATCTAATTCTAGATTGAAATGCTTTGACATAAACTCTCTTACAATCTTTGAGTTGAGCATGGGAACTAGATGGGCATTATTCTTATGTAATTTTGGTGGAGTTATAGCAATGTTCTGTTCTAGGTTATAGTTGATGTAGTTTGTAGAGAAGTATGCGTCTTGCTGAAAGTTAAGTTCTTTAGGAGCATCTGGTGCAAACTCATTGTAAAAACGAGTCAGAGAATTAGTCGCTTCAGTTATGAGAGATTCAACCTCTTCCTCACTCGGAGAGATTGGTTTCATCACGCATAGACAGTTCGCTTTGTCTAATAAGTTCGCTATATCCATATTTCGCTATGTAAAATGAGTCAATGATATCAGAAATAGGATGCTCTACTTCTGTATCTAATAGTTTTTTGAGATCTATGCCTTCTTGTTCTGTAAACTTTTCATACATTAGATCTTTGTTTGCATTCCCTTTGTTAGTAGCAAATTTCTTTATCCTTGTAGGTGCTACTACCATATGGGGAATATTCGTCTTAAACAGTTTGTGTTTTAGCAGTCCAGTGTTTTCAGCAATGTGAAACACTCGTCCTTTACTTCCGAAACTGTAGTCCTCTAGCACAACTAGATCGGGTTTGTAACATAGCACTTGAGATAGTGCCCATGTTGATATCCAATCGAATCGCTCCTCTTGTGAGACATAATCAGGTTTTGTGTCCCCAATAATGTTATTCGCGAATGGTGGGTTTTTCTTATCTATAAGATAATGGAAAGTGCAGTTCTCAAAGGTGAACTCACCACCTGTATAACCACAGATTGCTGGGCAACCCATGGCATAATCTATGCCAACAATGTTCATCTATTCGTCGTAATAACTTTCGTTCTCGTCGACTCCTTCCTCCAGATCTAGTTGGCTGCCACAGAATGGGCAAAAATGTAATTGATAAGGTAATCGCAGATTGTGTTCAATAGAACAATCAGCATCACATTCATCACAATGTATAAGATATCTAGAATAGTTATCTCTCAATGTTGACATTAGGTTCTTTGTACCTTATTGATTTGACCGATTAAAGCATCATAACCACCTATCTTTTCTCCTTTGAAAATGATTTGCGGAAATGTTCTTGCTTCAGGAAACTCTTCAAAGAGTTGCTCTCTGGTAAAGTCCTCATCCAGTTTCTTAACTTCTATGGTAAATCCTTGTGATCTTGCAGCATCTTCTGCTCTTACACAATAAGGACAGTTGTCTTTACTATAGATCACAACTTCTGCTTGTTTTTTCTTAGGCATTTTTCACCTCTATTATTCTTCTGATCGTTGTCACATCATTGTAGTCACCAAATACTGTGTATTCTCTTACTACCTTTTCTTCAGTTAAATAACCATCAACCACTCTTGTGGTGATAATCTCCCTTCGTAAAACATCTTTTGTATCTTCAATACCATTAGGAAATGCTACATCAGTCATTGGTCCTTCTTGAATGTTTACTACCTTGTCATATGCTCTGCTCATAATTTAAATCCTTTAAAAGTTTCATTTGTCACATCTTGTTTAATCCCACCCATTACATAAGATTCAATCTCAGTTTCTTGTGGAGCATTTTGTAATCCTCTACTAGATAACCAATGTTGTGTCCATGGTAATGGATTATTGTTTTGGGATATATCATATATAGCATCCATTCCAATTGCTCTTAATCGCTTATTGGCAATGAACTCTACATAACTACCCAAAAGGGAAGCACTCAATCCTATCATGCTTCCCTTCTGAAATAAAAATTCTGCCCATTCTTTCTCTTGTTCAACTGCTTCTTCGTACATCTTGTACACAGTATCTTGCTGATCTTTAATTACTTTTAGCATTACTTTGTCATTCTCAGACTTTTGGTAATTCTTAAGTATATGCTGTGAGATTGCTAGATGCTGTGACTCATCACGAGCAATTAAGGATATGATCTTAGCAGATCCTTCCATTAATCTAAGTTCTCCAAATCCAAAAGTACAGGCAAAAGAGACAAAGAAACGAATCCCCTCTAAAATATTGATACTTATTAATGCTAGATATAGTTTCGTGTATAACTCTTCTTTATCAATCTTATGTCCTACTTCATATCGTCGTGCGGTGTGAATAAAGTCATCGTATGATTTTGTAACACTTTTTGCTCTTTTTAGTATCGCTTCTTCGTCTAGAATCGTGTCGAATACATCACTGGGATTAGGATATAAATTCTTAATCATGTATGTATAAGAACGACTATGTATTGTTTCCATAAAGTCCCACGCAATAATGCATGCTTCTAACTCTGGAAGGGTTGTATAAGGTAGTAGAGCAATCGCTGGTCCACGACCTTGTACAGAATCTAATAATGTTTGGTATTTAAGATTAGAAGTGAAGATATGCTTTTGTGCATCATTCAGTTGCTGGTAATCATTTCTATCTTTTTGTAATGATACTTCTTCGGGTCTCCAGAAGTATCCTAATTGTGTTTGTGTAAGTTTGTCAAAGATGGGATATTTAAACTCATCGTATCGCTGTGTGTTTAATCCTTGTCCAAAGAACATTGGTTCTTTTAGGAAGTTTACTTTGTTTCTATTAAAAATCGTCATGTAATATTGGTTCGTTTGTATAAGGATCTGTTATGTTAGCACATGCTCTCATGGCAACCTTTCCTCTTTTGCTTAATTCAGTTCCGTATTCATCTTTTAATTTTTCTGCCATCGTGCTGTAATCATGATCATCATACACACTAGGACGACCATCAGCATTTAGATCAGGGCATCCTGCATACAATGGTCCATTGGAATCTACATAATGGGCAAAGATATGTCTAGAGAATTTTCCTACTAACTTATCTCGCCAATGTATAGCATTACATCCCTGATATGCTAGTACATCTCCAGGTTCAAGATACACTCTCTTCGCACCCAACTTAAATCTTTCTTCAAAGTTCTTGCCTTGTATGACATCCCATGCTTCTTGATAATCTACACCCACATAGTTCTTATCACCTAAGACCCATATTGACCATGGTTTCTTATCATCAGTCTGATACTCTATAGGAAATGTCATTGACACTTCACAACTAGGTCTATCAGTATGCCCAAATAATTTAGCATCTCTGTAGTATGTTCTAGCAAAACTATATGTGGGAATCAAACTAAGTTCTAGAGCATCCTCTAGAGGTTCTTTAAGCATAACGAGCATTGCTTCTCCAAAAGGAACATTTGCCATATGCTCTGATACATATTCTAATTGTTTACTAGCACCATTCGGTGTATCTACAACTGATCGTTCTTGATGCCTGGAACTACCCCATTCTTGGGAATTTTCAGTTCTCTTCCAACAGTGCCTTGCGAATTCTATCATTCCCTGAGGAATAAAGTTTTTAAGAACAACATACCTGTGCTTTCTGAAATGCAGGGCAGTTGGTGTCATTCCCTCTTTGTTTAAAACTCTAGATATTGCACGCATCACATTCTTCTTGTTCAAATGGGTCTTCAGAGGCAGGTGTATTTATAACCTCTACTTCTTCAACTACACTATCATCTGTCTTCATATCATAAGTGTTTTGATAGTATGAAGTTTTCCATCCATACTTATATGTATTGAGTAAGTCAGTTGCCATACTAGAAATAGGTACTTCGTTGTTCTCATAGTTCTCAGGATTGTATGACCAATTACCTGAGATTGCTTGGTCAAAGAACTTCTGCATTACTGCTACAACTTTAATGTATCCATCATTGTTAGGCATATCCCATAACAAAGTGTAATATGACATTAACTTTTTGTATCCTGGAACAATTTGTTTCAATGGTCCTTTCTTTGACTTCTTGACTGATAGATAATCTCTAGGTGGTTCTATACCATTCGTCTCGTTGGATACTACAGATGAAGACTCACTAGGCATTTGTGCTGTAAGTGTAGAATGCCTTAGTCCGTACTCTTTGATATCTTTTCTTAATGCTTCCCAATCGCATTTGTAATTAGGTGCTACTAGATCATCAACATCTTTCTTATAATGATCTATAGGAAGTAATCCTTGACTGTATTTTGTTCTTTCGTATCCTTCGCATGCACCTCTTTCTTTTGCTAATTCATTAGATGCTCTCAATAAATGATATTGAAATGATTCGGTCAACTCATGAACTATTTGCCATGCCTGTTCATTATCATACTTAACTTTATGCCTTGCTAAGTAGTGAGCAAGACCAATGTATCCTATGCCCAATGATCTCCTTGCTTTCGTAGATCTTTCTGCTGCTTCTACAGGATACTTTTGATAATCTATGATTTCTTCTAAACCTCTTACTGCTAATTCAGTTAGATTAGGTAATTCTGAAAGATCATCTTTAAGTGTACCCACATTAACTGCTGATAGAATACATAAAGCAATTTCACCTTCTCCATCAATATGTTCTAATGGAACTGTGGGTAAAGTGATCTCTTGACATAGATTACTCATATTGACTTTATCTAAGAAAGAACTATGACTGTTAGAGTGATCCATATTCATAATATAGATACGACCTGTTTCTGCTCTTTCTTTGAGCATATCAGTAATCAGTTCTCTAGCACTTACTTTCTTTTTGGGTACTGAAGTTGCTCTCTCATACTTCTCATATAATTCATCAAACTCAGGTGTACCAAAGGCATCGTACAATCCTGGAACATCATGAGGTGAGAATAGAGTTATCTCACCATCACTTAAGAATCTTTCGTAGAAGAGTTTGCTGAGTTGGATACTGTAGTCGAGTTTTCTGACTCGGTTGTCTTCTGATCCTTTGTTGTTTTTAAGAACGAGGATATCTTCGATTTCAGAATGCCATATAGGGAAATGCACTGTTGCTGAACCACCTCGTACTCCATTCTGAGTGCAGCATCGAACTGTTGCTTCAAACTTTTTAAGGAATGGGATAACCCCTGTATGTTGAACCTCTCCTCCTCGAATTTTCGAACCGATCCCACGGATCCGACCAGCATTGATACCAATTCCTGCCCTTTGAGCCACATAACGACCAACAGCCATATCACTACTAAAGATAGAACCCAAAGTATCGTCAGAATCAACAAGAACACAAGACGCAAACTGTCTGAGAGGAGTTCGTACCCCTGCCATAATCGGTGTCGGAATATTGATTTTAAATGTGCTAATTGCATCGTAATACCTCTTTATGTATGACAACCTCTTTTCTTTAGGGTACTTGTGAAACAATACACAAGCAATACCCATGTACATAAATTGAGGTGTCTCAAATACTGTGTTATCTGATCTGTCTTGTACTAGATACTTATCTACTACTTGTCTAAGACCAGCATAAGTGAACTCTAAATCCCTGTCATGACGCATGAATGAATCTATCTTTGCCCATTCCTCATCATCATAGTAAGATAAGAGTTCGGAGTCGTACACTCCTTTTTCAATGTTTCTTTCTACCAAATCTTTTATGGGTGGATAGATTTCTGAATCTTTCCATTTAGTATTAAAGACTTGTTTTCTAATTAGGAATAAGAGTAATCTGGCAGCAACATATTGATAGTTTGGATTCTCTAATGAGATCAAGTCTGATGCTGATTTGATAAGAATGTTTTGAATATCAGTAGAAGTAATGCCATCATAAAATTGTAGACCACTGTTCATCTCAACTTGAGATTCTGATACACCTGTAATGTCTTTACAGGCAGCAGTCACCATTTTGTGAATCTTATCTAAGTTTAAATCCTCTTTCGCTCCGTCTCTTTTAACAATTGAAATCCCTTCCATTATGTCCTCTTGTATTGTCCTAATTTTAATTTTGCTGATAATCCTTTGTAGACGGATTTATTTATAATTGAAAGCACTTCTTCTGATCCTATAGCATTAACCATATCATTAATGTCTTTATAGTCTGCTATCCTTTTGTCATCCCAAATAACTACCTGCCATTCTTGTTCAATGACATGCTGGAGTTTAGTTAAAATTTCTTTAGATCTGGGTTCGTTATCGTAGATAAGGATTGCATTCTGTTTTAAATTATCGTCTAATTTCCCAAAGTCTGAACCTGCCACTGCTATGCTGTTAGGCAGGAATAAACTATCAATCGGACCTTCGGTCACATAGATAGTTTGTTGTTTGTCAATCTTATTCTGATTGAATATCAGTGGTTGGTCATCATCAAACTTCATGGTAAGATACCTGAGACGACTGTCACCTATAGCACGACCTGTTACACCAATAAGTGTACCATCGGGAGAGTAGAAAGGCAAGATGATTCTCGCATCATTGCCTAAGATTCTCTCACGATATTTATCGCATATACTACTTAGTTCTTGAGCATTTCTAATGAACCAAATATCATCCCAACGATGTTTTGGTATCTTACGATCCTCAAGATACTGTCTTGCTTCCTCTACATCTTTTGCCTTTTGGCATATCTTTGACAAAGGATGTTTGGGTTTGAACTTGGGTTTAAAGGCATGTGAGGGTGGAAGTTTCTGTTCTTTCTTACCACCATATGCTTCTTTGATAAATTCCTTGTAGAGTACTTTGTCTTGCTCTTTTAGGAAGTTCTTAAACCCTGTAGAGATTCCACAGTTATGACATTTGTAGAGATAACTACCCTTGTGAGTGAAATGATAACCTCTTGCTTTGTATTCATTCTTATCACTGTCACCACAGTATGGGCAACTATGATTTAGTAAATCGTCAGTCTTCCATTTAGAGTTTTGAAATCTGGTGCTTACCAGACGCAAATACTTCTTCTCTAACCATAATGTCATAGATATATTGTACTGTATTTTGGGGGTCTTGTAAAGGTGGTTTTAGTCGTTGAGTTGTTCGATTTCTTTTTCTAGATCTCTATAGTATTCAACAATTGAAATCACTTTGATGATGTATGCTCTCATCTCTGCAGTGTTATAACTCAGAGTCTTATAA